CTGCGAAGTCCGATCGCCGTAGGTCGATGCGAGATCGGCGAGGCGCTTGTTCGTGAACTCCCCGAAGAAGTCCTTTGCCAGCCCGTCGATCACCTCAGTGACCTTGGTCGCGTAGTTGGAGCTCCGTACGGCGTCGTGCACCATGCCGGCCGCGTCGACGAGCTCGGGCAGCCTGGGCACCAGCAGGACGTCGACGAGCTGCTTGGCTCGAGCTAGCACCCCGCGCACCGCCGCGAAGTAGCTGAGCCGAATGCCGTCGGGCTGCAGCTGGCGCGGGAGCCGGCCGATGCGCCGAGTCGCCGGCGTCGGCAACGTGCCCCCGATGACCATCTGCAGCTCCTATTGCCGCGCCAAGCGGCGACGATCGAGGATGACCAGGAGCCGGCGGACGCGCGCAGCTTCTGCTGGCTGAGCGTACTTGCGGGCCTGCAGGAGGGACTGCTCGAGCACCCAGCGGTGGACCCCGAGATCAACTCGGCCCGTCATCGCCTACCTCCTGGCTTCCGCTGCTGGCCTTCGGGAGGAGCCGACTCCGCCGGGTCCGGCGGTGTGTCGCTCGGCCGCGGAACTTTGTCGTTCGGCCCGCCAGGCGGGATTCGGCCCGGGTTGGGCTTGAGGCTGGGATTCACGGACGGCTTTCCTGCTGCCGCTGGAGAAGCGCTCATCGATGCCCGCGCGGCCATGTCGACCACGGTCTCCATCGAGTACTTGGCCCCGCCAAACCGCGACTTGGCGATCTCTTCCGGCGTGACCACTTGCCGATCGATGTAGAGCGCGTCGGCCTGGGCCTGCGAGAGGTGCGTGTCGGCCTGCTGCTTCTCGTCCTGCTGCCAGAGCGGCCGATGCACGATGGCCCACTTCGTCGGGATGCGACCATTCGTCGGGCCCTGCGTGGCCGCGAAGAGCAGCTCGCACAAGCGCCGCAGAGGCGGCGTGAGCTCGCGCTCCTGCAACGAGGCCATCCGGTCATAGAACCACCGGATGTCGCTGTCGCCCGTAGCGTTCAGGCCCGCCGGGCTCTGCCCCATCAGGAGCGCCACGGGCAACTCGCTCGCGGCGGCCAGCCTGAGCATGAACTTGTCGATGATGTCGGCGATGCCACCGAGCGGCGTACCCTTCCGCTCAAACTCTTCGCCTTCGGTATCGAGCACCAAGGCGCGGATCGAGGACCTGGCCGCGTCGAGCATTTGCAATCGCGCCATGAACTGCTGGCTGCCCTGCGCGCTGGCCAAGATCTCAGCCAGTCCCTTGACCTTGTAGACGGCCTGACTGACGTCGGTCATCAGCTGCGCGACGTTGTCGAAGAGGCCTTGGAAGTCGCGGATCTCCTCGGCGACCCGCACGTAAGCGGAATCGCCCCAGCCGCGCTGCCTGCGCATCTGTCTGCGGGTGAGGCGAACGCCCTCGAAGCGGATGATGCGGCTCTCGTGGACGTAGCGCACGAGACCGTTGCTCCGCTCCTTCGCAACATTGAAGAGACCGTTCAGCTCGAGCTTGGCGATCGCCTCGGACTGCAGCGTCATGTTGGCGCCGAGATCGAGCGTCAGCGGCTGGATCCGGTAGACCATCGGCTCGCCGTACTTCGGCGCAGCAACGTCTCCGTACCAATTGACCGCGATGCACTCGCGCGCGTCGAGCATGGTGAGCCAGTCGACCGACCGGATCTTGGTCATGTCGAGCGGCAAGATCGCGTCAGCGGCACCGTCTGCGGCGCCCACGAGCAGCGCCGCGCCGCCAAACACTCCGGCCCACTTGAGACCCTCGCGGAATTGCTCCTGCACGTTGAGACGCTTGAAGTGCTCGAGCATCGCCTCTTGTGCGGCCTTCGAGAAGTCTGCGTCGTCGTCCTGCACCAGAACGTCGAGCCACTTCCGCGTCATTTCGCGCGCGGGGATCTCGACGATGCGAGCCGCCAGGTCGTCTCCTCGGTAGAACTCCTCGCAGTCGGTCGGGGAGATCGCGAAGGTCTGGAAGTTGGCGCCGGTCCTCTTGTCACGGCCGGCGACGTTCAGGCCCGTGATGAGGTTGTTCCAGCCGTCGTCTCGAGCGCTGTCCGCGCGCGCGGCAAGCTCCCGCTGGATGTCGACGACGCGCGCCAAGTCGCTCATCGCGCGTGTCTCCTCTCGGCTGTTGGGCTTCTACGCTGCGCGGCGGTGGTCGCCGGCGACGAGGATGCGAAGGGGAACTGGCTCGCCTCGGGCAGCGACGATCTGGCGGACCGACATGCGCGCGATGCGATGCGCGAACCCGTCGCCGAGGTGGTAGGCCCACTGGCAGGTGGCGTTGTAGAGCAGCACGTCGGCGTCGGTGGGAGACCACGGGACCTGGACGGCGCCGGCAGCGCTGCGAGGAGCGCTCACGATCCGCCGTTCGCAGTCTTCGAGGGCGAGAGCATCCAGAAGGCCCCGTGCTCCAAATTCCCGGTCGTGTCGGTGACCGTCCATCCGGCATCGGCCCACGCGTCGATGCTCTTCCACTTGTCGGGCTCGTCCGCCCCGTAGACCCACCGGGCGGAAACGCGGAAGCGCTTGCCGTCCTTTTCGATCGCGAGGATGGCTTGAGCTGCGTTGGCCACGGGGCTTCCCTTCTGGAGAGTGAGCTGCGCGCCGCGGTCCCCGTTACCGTGAACAGGCCACGCGACCGTCCATCCCGCGGCGGCCCAGGACTGCAGGTCGGCGGCGTTCTCGGGGAGGTCCTCGGTGGTCGCGCCCAGGGCGATCACCGAGAATCTACCGTCGATGTTGACATGGACTCCGAGCTGAATACGGGGTCTGTCCAGCATCGATGATCGCCTTTGTCGGAAGGGTCACCAGCTCGAGAGCATGGCGAATCGCGAGGCTGCGCTGCTCACCCCGAGAAGGTCGTAGGCGGTGCCGAGCGCGTCAACCTGGTCGTCGTGCACGTCGTTCACGCCGGTGAAGCTGTTGATCTCCTCCAAAAACTTCGGCACCCACGGAGCCTTTTCAGGCACCAGGATGCGCCCGGCGTTCCACGCCGCGGCAACCGGCTGCGCCCTCTGGAACTTGTCGCCCTTGGCAGGCAAAATCTCGATGGGGATGCCCTCAAGGTCGCCGTCGCGCACCTTGATGAAGTCGCCGATGCCGTTCTCGGCGCCGGCGGCGTACCAGCGCAGCGGAGCGCCTGGATGCGTCGCGCGCAGGGTGCGCAGCGTCGACTTGAACTCTGGCGCCTTTACCTGTTCGCGGCGGACGTCGAGCACGTAGAAGAGCGGCAGCTCCGCGGGCGTCGGCTGAAAGCGGACCAGCACGACTGCCACCGAGTAGTCGGCGTGGGTCTTCTTCGTGTAGGCGAGATCGACGCCGATGCCTGGGCGAAATCCAACGGCAGGCGGCACCTGCGTGTAGAGAGTCGCGTCGCCGAACAGCCGGCCGCCGCGAGGCCGAGGAGCACCTTGCCAAAGCGAGGCCCAGACGTATTCGCCGGATTCGGCCTTCTGCTCGAGGAGGAACGGCAGCGGTCGACCACCAGGCCACAAGGCCTCGCCCGCGTCGTTGATCGCCGGCAGGTTGATGCGGCCCCACCCTTCCCGCTTGTTCAGCCGCCCGGCGAGATCGTCCTCATGCCAGCGCGTCTGGACCACCAGCCGGGACGCCGACGGATGGCACCGAGTCGTCGCGACGGTCTTGAACCACTCGTCCGCGCGCTCGCGCATCAGCGCGCTGCTAGCGTCGACCTGGTTCTTGACCGGATCGTCGATCAGCATCACGCCGTCGACTGGCTCACCGGTGAGCGGGCCCCCGATGCCCGCAGCCACGACACCGCCACCCTGCGGCGTTCGCCAGAGCTGGCGATTCCCTTTCCACTTCAGCCCGGCTTTGTCGGCCAGGACTTGGAGCATTTCGTTGTGCCGCTCTGCGCGCGTCGCCTCGTAGGTGACGTAGGCGTGGCGCTTGGCCGGGTCGTGCAGCAGCAACCAGATCAATGCGTGCATGCACGTCTGCGACTTCCCGTGCTGCGGCGGCGTGGAGACGGTCGCCTTCTGCGGTGTGACCGCGGTCTGCTCGAGCAGTTCAACGAGCGGCGAGAGGTGTCGCGGCGATTCGAGTTGCGGCGAGACCCGCGGGATGAAGTCGAGGAGCCCCTCGTTCAAGAGCTCGAACTGCTTCGCCTCGGAGAGGCTCAGTCCGGCAATGGCTTTCGCCAGCTGCTCAGGCGACATGGTCGCGACCAACTCGCGCAGATCCATGCCCAGCTCCTCATCGTGCGATCTGCTTCATTTTGGCCTGCGCCTCGCGAAATTCTTGGACGACGAAGGCGTGGACGTCGGCCGCCGTCTCTGGCTTGGGCGCGAGGATGCTAACCGCGGGCGGCGTGAAGGGGACGTCAGCTGCCGCGCGCAGCGCGACCGTCTCTCGCACGGGAACCGGCCGAGCCAGCGCGACGCGATTGAGCCTGCGGTCCTGAGCCTGGCAGCGCTCGCGCATCAGGTCGTAGGCTGTGCGGGGGATCGTCAGAGGCATTGGCAGCCCTTGTGCGGCGGGTGGTTCCGGTCGCAGGTGAAGCACTGGACCGTCGCGCAGAGGCAGTAGCCGTGCGCGTGCATTTTCTCGCACTCCGGATGGGCAGCCTGGGCGGCAGTCGCGCGGACCTCGACCTGGGCGGGCAGCTCGTCGCCGACATGGTCCCTGGTCGGCCATCCGGCTGCGTCGAGTCGGCCGCGCGCGAACTCGGTCGGCGCGGTCTCCATCGTGGTCAGCTTTCTCCAGAGGGCACGAGTCGCCGGGCTTGAGATGCGGCGCTCAGGGATCGTCATCGGTGACCAGACGCGGAGGCGGCAGCGGTCGTTTGGACTTCGAGAAAGCTTCGCGCCAGTGAGCGCGGCAGAGGTCCACGCCGGCCCACGGCCAGGTGCGCTCGCACGGCCCGCAGGCAGCGCAGGTCGCTCCGACGATCCAGAAGTGCGGACGGCTCACGGGCGCGTCGCCCGGCATGCCTTGCAGGGCACGTTGGCGGCGTGGCCGTTGATGGTCCCGCCGCAACCACCAGGGCACGGCTTGCGCGCGGCCTTGCGGCGCATCATCGATCCCGGGGCCGTCGTGAGAAGTCGTTTTTCTTGATCGGCCAGGGCGGCCTCGACGAGTGACCTCACGTCGGCTCCGGCTCGCAGAAGCACTTGAAGCGATCGGCCGTCTCGCACGCGGCGAGCGGCACTTTGCGATGCTCGGCGCACTTCGCCTTGCAGCGCTCGAAGATGTTCGGGGCCTCCACGTCGATCACCGGCGGGGGCGGCGCGTGCGCGCAGCCGGCCATCGCGAGGATCACGATGAGCAAGATCGCCGCGAGGAGCAGCGGGGCATCGTCTCCCAGTTCCCTGTCTCTCATGCCTGCATGACCTCGCGGCGCTTTGCCTTCAGCGTGAAGCAGCGGCCGTCCGCGAAGACGAAAGCCGCCATGGTCCAGGGGCCGTGCGCCGAGCGGCTCACCGGGTGCGCGGCAGCGCTCTTCGTCGCCAAGATCCAGGCCGCGTCGCACTTGAGCGTCGTGCAGATGCGCAGTTCGTCATTGGGCTCGAGAATCGTGGGCGAGTTCAGCCCAGGCGCCCAGACGACCAGCGAGACGAGCCGCGCCGAAAAGTCCACCGCGCCGCAGACACCGCAGTGCATGCGCGGGTGGTCGGCAGGGTTCATTAAATGGCGTCTGGCTGCTCGGTGACGACCGGTTCCAGTTCGCCGTACGCAGGGAGCGCGTTCTCAACGTGCAAGAGCGCACCGACGTGCGTGTAGTCGCGGCAGCGCCAGCTCGCGCGCAAGCCGGTGCCCGTGACCGAGATCATCGCCTCACCGACCGCCATGTGCGGGCGCAGCGAGTGGATGGCGACGGCCTCCGCGGGCAAGGTCGTCGACTCCAACCACTCGATCTCGGCATTGCAGGTGTCGCTGCCGGGATGGGCCTTGACCAGCACGCCGGCCAGGACCTTCTTCTGCGGGCCGTGGGCGCCCTTGACACTGGTGTTGTACGCCGTGCCAACGACCAGGTCACCGACTTTGGCCTCGCGGCCATTCGCGTAATGCATAGCAACCTCCTGAGTCAGAATTCGATCTCCGCGACCGCAGTTGCGCTCACGTCACCGTTCGAGCTGGCGCCGGCGTCGGTCACCCGAATCGCGAGCGGCATCTTCCTGACCGCACCGCAGCGGTGGCAGTCCCAGATCGCCGCGTCGAGCTCGCCCCTCTCGCCTTCCATGCGGCCCAGCGCCGGCAAGATGGTGGTCGCCTTCTCGCCCGCGGGCGGCGTGCACAGGCGGCAGGCCTCGGGCGGGTGGTGCAGGAGCAGCGACAGCAGACCCGCACAGGGCTTGCACTCGCTGTCGATCAGCAGCGACCCGCAGCTGGCGCAATCCCCAGACGCCATCGAGTGCCTCCTGCGCTAGCTGCGCAGCTTGCCGAGCAGGATCTTGCAGACGGCCGCGAATCCGATCAGGACGCAGGCGACGGCGTAGAGCAGCAGCACCAGCGGGAACGTCCAGACCGAGCGCGTCGCCAGCGCGCGGCCGAACATCCGGAGGCGGCGCATCCCTACCGGCCGATGCCGGAGTTGCGGACCTCGGTCCGCCCTTCGATCCGGGCGAGTCGCTGACCGACCTGGTCGAGCTTCTCGCCGAGTTCGCGCATCTCGCGCCGCAGCTCGGCCGCCTCGTTGGAGCTGAGGGTCTGGCTGCCGACAGCCGCCGCGCGCGCTTCTGGCACCAGGGACCGGTAGCTCTCGACGGCGCCGAGGGCGATCACGACGATGAGGACGAGTACTTCGACGACGGTGCGCGCGACCGGCGTGAGCGATCGCGTGGTCTCGAGGGCCATGGCGCTCCTGTTGCTGCTTAACGTGTGATGAGGTGGATGCGGCGGGAATCGAACCCGCGTCCGGGAGCACTTCGTCGCTGCTTCTACGCGCGTAGCCGGTGCGTCTCGGCCCACCGGCGG